CCTGATTATGACCTACAACATACTGTTACGGAATGGTATGATGAACTCAGCAATCTTGACTTGATGAGATTAACAATGTGGTGTATTGAACATAAAATCAGTACACCATACAATTTTAGATAACAAGGAGAAACAGTAAGATGAATGAACAAGAAATGATTGATGTCGGCAATGCAATACTGAAGATGTCTCTGGAAGAAGTGGATAGTCTTGTTGATGTAATAAAGCACAGACGAAGTGAAATACATAGCAGAGCAAGACTGAATTTCAAAGTTGGTGATGAGGTATTCTTTACAAGCAACAGAGATAAGCCAGTGTTTGGGACTGTGTCTAAGATTGCTATAAAATATATTCATGTGAAAACCACTGATAAAATCAGAGGCAATGTAACATGGAGAGTGCCTGCAGCAAACCTATCAAAACCACAACCAGTAGAATAGGAGAATAAATAATAATGGAAAGAACAAATAACAGGGTTCTAAGAAAACCCAATTGGACTGCAAAGGAAGGTGAAATGCCTGATAGAGCAAAGGTAAGAGCCTGTACACATAGTGCAAAGTATATGAATATGAGCATTGACCAATGTGAAGATGAAGGTAGGCTGTTTGTTGGGCTGTCTTCTTATCATTCATCTACAGAATATACTGAAGGTGATATAGCACTTCAAATACAAATAGAAGATGTGCCTGTACTAATAGAAGCAATGCAACAGGCATATAAGAATCAAGTAATCAAACAACATCAAAGAAAATGGAGCAATAATGACTAAACAGCAACTGTTAGAAGATAAGATTGACCATATAGAAAAACTTCTTGATATGGAGTGGAATGGTACAATAACAGCAAAGCACTGTATACATAGAATAACATCTATAATAAGACAACTTAAGCCACATATGGAGAATAACAATGAACAGTAATATGCAAGAAATACCTAAACAGAAAACAACAAGAGCCTTTGCCTCATTTCAGAATAGAGAGCATCAACAGGCTATATTGGATGAAGTTGTCAATGCAATGCCAAAGAAACATCAGCACAAACTGTATCTGTACTTGGGCATGATGGATTCAACAATAGCAGAGGGATATGCAAATGACAATCAATGAGAGAACAGTAGATATTCATGAAGACTGTCAGTTCTACAAAGACCTGGTGTCAATGGATAACTCACAGAGAAATTACAATTTAGGCATGTGGAACTTAGCCCTGTCATTAAGAGACCTTAAACTATACTGTAAAGGTATCAAGCCACACAGATACTGGAAGATAACACCTGTAAAGAAATACTTTGGCATGACAGGACACAAAGAGGTGCTGCTGGAGAAACTGCATCGATTGAATGAAATAATAAATGAAGGAGAATAACAGATGAAAGAATATGTAAATGAACATACGTTCAGAGACAGGTTCATGAGAAGTGATAACTATAAGAACAACTTCAGCTATGAAGGACTTCATGCTCTGTTTGAATATATTGAACAGTATGAAGATGACTGTGGTGAAGAGTTTGAGTTTGATATGGTAGGCATCTGCTGTGATTATTCAGAATATGATAGCCTTAAGGACTTCAATGCTGATTATGCAGGAACACCTGGCAATAATTGTTGGAAGTATGAAACACTTGATGACATCAGAGAAGAAACTGTGGTTATTGAGATACCTAATACAGAACGATTCATTATAGGAGTGTTTTAAGATGCAGGTAATAAGAACATTGATATGTCCTGATGGAGTTATTGGGCTCAATGGATGGCAGTATCTGTTAGATAATAATAATAAAACAATGAAGTTTAAAGATGTAAAGTCAGCTAATTCATTTTTATTAGATAATGGCTATACACAGGAACATATAGATGAATGGATTGAAATAACAAAGGAGACAGAATGACAACCAAAGACCTTAACAACTTAATCAGATGGTGCTGTGATACAGATGGCGAACAGTTTGCCAAAGACCTGTACAATGGTGATGGCTTTATAAATGAATATAAATCAGGCAAGTTCAGACTGATGCAAGACAAGACAATTCATTGGATTGCATCACTTGATAATGAGAACAGAGAACTATTAGTAAAAGCAATCAATAAAAAAGGAGAATAATGACTGTTGAAGAGTTTATAGAACTTTCAAGAAATGCTAAAATGCCTGATATCAGATTTCAAAATAAGAAATACATAACAGGAGAATATCCAATTAGAGATATAATGGATGGAACGCTTAACATCAGATATTATACTGGAAAGAAAAAGGGATGGACATGGATACCCTCCACTGTTAAGCATTGTGTAGAATGTTCTGAACCAATTATAGTATTTGGGAAAAGTATTAAACATCTGTCAGATTCATTTTGCAATAAACAGTGTAAGTATAAATATCATCATGCAAGATTAGAGCCTATTGAATATAATGGGAAATTATATACATTAGATGACTGTAATCCCTATGGGATAAAGACATATCTCAACCCAATTAATGCTCTTATAAATTCACTTAAGAGCAGGGCAAGAAGAATGGAAGACCCTGAATATGTAGAAAAAGAAAGAATCAGGGTGGCTAAAGCTCAAGCAATAAGTAGAAAGCTGAATCCACCCACTGAGGAACAAAGACTTGAAAACAATAAAAGGAACAACAAGAATTATCATGCGAACAGAGAAAATAGACTTGCACAACAGAAGGAGGCAAAAGCCAATTGGACACCAGAAAGAAAAGCACAAGCAAATAAGGTTAAGAATAAATGGGCAAAACAAGATAAGGAGAATAATCCAGCCAAATACAGAATAAAATCAGTTATTAGTGGTGTCTTTGAGAGGATGGGCAAGAAAAAGATTAACAGAACTATTAGTTATGGTATAGATGTTAAAGCTATTGCTAAACATTTAGAACTACTTGCTGTAAAAATAGGCAGAACTTTTAAATGGATGCACGAAAATGGTTATCATATAGACCATATTATAGCTGTAAATCTTTATAATGGAGATGATGAAGATGATTTCAGAAATTGCAATAATAAATACAATTTAAGATGGTTGCCTGCTAAAGAGAATCAGTCAAAAGGAGATACGCTTAGACCAGAAGATATTGAAGTAATAAAAACACTACCACCAGAGATATATCCAAAGTCTTGGGGTGGTGTAATACCAGTACAATAAAAAAGGAGAATAGTAAATGTATACAGAAGATGAAATGAATAGGTTTGAACGAATAGTGTTTGACCTTGAGAATGACTTCGCTGAATGCTCAGAATGTGGGCATTCACAGGATGTAGAACCTGATGCTGATTATCCTTGCCCTGAATGTGGCAAAGGCAGATTAACATCATCACTTAGGAAGGCAGGTCTGATATAATGGATAATTATACTGCAACAATGATTGCCGAAGGTCAATGTGAATTGGCAGGAATAAATGATGATGAATTAACTGAAGAGATTTATCTGGAAGCATGGCAACATCTTGTTAATACAGGGCTTGCATGGTCATTACAGGGATGGTTTGGAAGAATGGCTACTGTACTAATAAAAGAAGGAGCAATTAATGAGTAGTGTAGATAATATAACTGTATGTGAAAAATGTGGTGAAGAATATTGGTACACATTTGATTGCAGAACAAAAGAATCACATCAAATAAGTAAATGTAACTGTAAGGAGAATGACAATGAGCAAGTGGATTGAAGCTGATGACTTTGCCAAGAGAGTTGATGAAGTTGAAGCAAGTCTAAACAAAAGATGGGATGAAGTACATTCTGATGATATGGAGACAGGATTCTTCCATTGTCTTGACAGGGATGACCCTGATGATGAGAGGTATATTGGTAGAACAATGAAGGTTCGTGTATGTGATGGCTGTGGGGATGACTTATATCCAACAGGAAGTGTATGCTCAGATTTCCATTGCAGTGAATGTGAGTTTTGGTACTCTGGTATTAGTGGTGGACATCTAAAACCACCATCAATGTGGGGTAATGATACAGGAGAATCATTTGATGATGAAGGGAAACTAATATGACAGCAATATTAATCAGAGTTTTAGTCTATACATCACTATCACTCTTCAGCTTGATATCATTATACATCAGCTTGATATCATTATACATGGTAATGCAACTGATAGATTGGTGGTTAAAAAGATGAGTAGATATAGCCCAGAAGAAATAGCAATAAAAGAACTTGAGGATATCCTTACAGATACAGCATATATGAATGCTGTCATGCAGGATGCACTTGAGTTAATAGCAAGTAACACAGAAGAAAACGCACAGAGAATAGCCCAAGAAACACTTGAAGCTATATCTGTAAGTAAATAATAACAAAAGGAGTAATACAAATGGAGAATAAAAGTGAAGCAATAAGGCTTGTAACAGACCTTGTTGAAAGAGCTAATAATCAGGCAAATACAATAGACTCTCAAAAAGAGAATCTTATTAAACTTAATAAACAACTTGAAGATAAGTATAGTACAGAGACACATCTTCTTGTAAAAAGAGAAACTCTTGGTGAATTTGCAGAAAAATTCGAGGAGCTATCTGGTGAGTTTGATAATCTTAATGGACTGTTAGAGGATATATCAAGCTATACAGGGAATATCTGTGACGATGTAGAGTATCATGATGCTGATAGATATCGTGATTGGGCAGAAGGATATGCAGATGATATTCGGAACTTACTTAACAAAGAAACTGAGGAGGTAGAATAACATGGGAATGGATGTACATGGATTGAATCCAGTAATACGCAGAGAGCCTTCAAGCGTAGAGGCTCGTGAAATGCTTGAAAAGGAGTGGACTGAGTTATCAGAAGAAGACTTAGACAAATACTTTGAGGCTAAACGTCAACATGAAGAAGATAATCCAGGAATATACTTCAGGAATAATGTATGGTGGTGGAGACCACTGTGGGATTATGTATGGAAGCTCTGTGAAGATGATGGTGTCATAACATGGCAACAGTACGAAGAAGGGCATCATAACAGTGGAGCTGAGATAAACGTGCATCAGGCAGAACTTATTGCTCTTCGATTGAACCATGCAATAAAGATGGGCTGGGTTGATAAGCACAAGAAACAATATGAGGCAGATACAAAGGATGATGAACATCAGTATCCGTTCCATGAAGACAACGTAAAAGCTTTCGCTGATTTCTGTCATGATTCAGGAGGGTTTTCAATACAATGATAATGACAATAATACAAACTATCTTGGCTGTACTGTTATTACTTGCATTCGCAGACATGATATATAGACTAATGAAGGGAGATTAACATGGCATATATGGTTAAATATCAGGTAGATACAAATACATACCAGATAAAACATACAAATACCTGTGAGCATTGTAGAAACAAAGCAGGTAATAGCCTTGCTGTTATGAAGGTCGTACTGGATGATGACGGTAATACAGAATACTCTTTGAAGTTTAAAGAGATGGTATCACTATCACAACTCAAGACACTTACAGCATACCTAGACAGCTATGTTGATGAGGTGATAGAGGCACGACCCTTCTGACAATAACGATAACAGAAATGGGGGGAGAAATCCCCCTGTTTCAATCAAGGAGATAAAATGAACCAATTAGCATGGAGTGTAATGTCTGGTAAAATGGAAGGTATACCTGCATTAAATACTGACACAACAACAAATAAATTCTGTATAGCAAAATCCAAAGATGAGAACTCAATATGCAGTAAATGTTACTCTTGGAATATGCTTAAAACTTTCAGAAAAAACGCTGTTCCGAGATTCAAAATGAACAGTGATATACTCTCCAGCCGAGTGCTGGATATGAATGAATTGGTACGTCCAAAGACAAATAATGTGAGGTTCAATGGGCATGGTGAAATAATCAACACGAATCACGTCCAAAACATAGTGAATTACGCACTTTTTTATCCCCAAGTGACCTTCACCTTATGGAGCAAGAAAAAGGCTCTTATTCAATCGTTTTTCAATAAGCAAAATAAACCTGATAATTTGATACTGATTTACAGTAATGAAATAGTTGGGACTGTTTACAAGTCTGTACCAAAACACTTTGATAAAGTATTCAATGTAGTTAACTCTAATTTACCATCGGTTAACTGTACGGGAAAATGTATTGATTGCATGATATGTTATACTCAAGGAAATGAGACAAAACAAGTTATAGAAAAAATAAAGTAAAGTAACGCTAAATATATATTGCATATGAATTGTAATATATGTAATTTAACTAACCATACACGGAGAAAATAATGACAAAAGAAAATAAGCCCACCAAAACATTTTTGGTAAGGGAAATTCCTACTGCTAAGTGGGAACAGTTTAAGATTAAATCAATACGAAAAGGTACTACCTGTAATAAGGCTTTTCTCAATCTCATTGACAAATACTGTAAAATATGAAAAGTTCAATAAATCCATTTGATATGGACAAACTTTATCTTGATTTTATTGACAAGAAAAATGATGAAAACTATGAGGAAAGGTATACCAATAATGAAGGTTGGTATAAGGCTTCATCAGCAGGATTCTGTTCAAGAAAGCAATACTATGAGTCTGTGCTGAAATTAGTTCCTACGTTGAAGCCAAAGTCTGATTCACTTATGAAAATGAGGCTTGGTACTATTTTCCATAATGAATTGCAAGGTGCTTTAAAAGAAAGTGAAGACCTCTCTATATATTATAGAAGTATATATAATATAGAAGATAGTAACTTAGTAGAAGTTAGTAAGTCTATAGATAAAGAAAAAAATATAACAGATATACAAAAAGAAAGTTGGAAAGTTCACGTTGAAGGAAATATTGAATTAGAAGACTTGAATGTAAGAGGTCATTTTGATGTAGTGTTTGAGGGTGACAAGGTATTTCTGTATGATATTAAAACCATTGGAGCATATCCTTGGTCTCTGAAGTTTGGGAGAAAAAAGATGGCTGACAATTCTCGTGCTTACCCACTACAGCTTGGAACTTATGGGCTTGGAGTAGAGGAAACTTTTGGTAGACTTGATGGTATGTATTTGTACTATTACAACAAAGATACGTCCAAAACAAAAACTGTAGAAGTCCCTATGATTGAGAAATCAAAGGCGTACATCTATTGGGAAGGAATCAATGAGGAGCATTCAAAAGGATTGCCAAGACTAGAGCTTGGAAGTTCACCTGAACAGCAATGGGCATGTGGGTACTGCACGTTTAGGGATATATGTAAACCTGATGATTTCATTGAACATAACAAGAAAAAGGGAGTGTGGCACTAACATGGCTAATACGAAAAAGAAAGAACATTACTTTGAGGTTTTGCGTAAGCATAACGTATCAAAACATATGGAACAAAAAGGGCAGTTCAATTACTTAAGTTGGGCATACGCTGTAGAGGAATTAAGAAAACTAAAACCTGATGCAACATGGCGTGTTATAAAGGATAATGATGGATTTCCATACACAGCTACACCTGCAGGAGCATTTGTAGAGGTAGAGGTAACTGTGGACGATATATCACTATCACAAATACACCCCGTACTTGACCATCGCAATCAAACAATAGATAGTCCAAATGCTTTCCAAATCAACACATCAATACAGAGATGTTTGGCAAAAGCAATTGCATTGCATGGGTTAGGGTTATATATATTTCGGGGCGAGGATTTACCCGAAGCTGACCCATTAAGTGATAAACAACTTGAGACGATGGATTCGTACTTAAGACAAATTGGTGATGATGCATTTACAGAGCTTGTAAATAGTCGTATAGATGCAAATTCAATCAATCAAAGTAACTTTAGCACGGCTGTTGCTAAATTAGAAAGTAAACTAAATAGCGAAAAGGAAACGACAAATGAGTGACATAAATGAAGTATTCAGCGATGATGATTTCTTTGCTGAGACAACAACAAAAAAAGAAGTATCGGATAAAACACCAAAACCTAAATGGATTCCATTTGCTGATGGTGAATATTTTGGGCATATCTCAAAGGTAGTAACTCGTGAGGTTGATACACATAAGAAGCAACATAGAGCTTTGGTGTATAACTTTGAAGTAAGGGTTGCTGATGAGAATTGTACAAACAATTATACTTATCCGTGGGGTAATACAACCTATGATACTGGTGGAGAAGAGTATATTGGAAAGACAATCCGTGCAAGAGGGGTGTTTAGATATCTTGTTCCTAAAGATGGCGATACGTTCACAGCCAATCCTGAAGGAAACAAATCATTCACATATTTCTGTGATGCGTTGCAAGTTGAAATGCCTACGAAAACCAAAACAATAGATGGTAAAGAGGTTGTTGTTAAATCTTTACCAATGCTTGAGGAAGCTGATTTGCTTGGGAAACCTGTTGTTGCAGTTGTTGGTGAGGGCAATAAATACACCAATAAGAATGGCAAAGAGGTTACGCCAAAGGAAGTTAAGTTTGTGAAGGTTTGGAAAGCTGGAGACATAAAGGAGATAACATCTGATGCTGATATTCCGTTTTAGAAGATTAGCTGTAAGGGCTTTGTTATTTATAGGAGTAAAGGTTGCTACTATCTGCAAGATTACAGGGTATAGTAAAGTTACTGTTTATAAAATAAAAAAGAAGAAGTAAGTAAATTCCCAATGAGAGCCACATTCCATTTCAATTTCAAGTGAAGCTGCTGACCACGAATTGGCAATAGAGCTTTTGGAGTGTGGCTATGGGTATACAGGGGTATACTATACCCTAAGCTTAAAAGGAGAATTAATGAAAAGAAGAATAGCAAAAAGCATTTTAATAAAACAAATGAAGTTTGACAGATGTACAGATAAATTGAAAAATGCTGTACAAGAAATCTATGGAACTCCATATGATGATGACCATAAAAGAGTAGATTTTACAGATGAAGCCTTTGAATTATTAGGAGTTCCTGATGAGGGGACAGTATTTCGAGAAAATGGAGAAACCTTTGTTTATACTCAAGATGGGCTGTGTGAAGAATACTATTCATTGATGGCTGTTTATGATATAAGTATAGAAAGAGCTGTTGAATTATTTATTGAAAAGGCTGAGGCTGATATTAGAGAGCTATATGAAGATTGTGAAGTTTGCAAAGATGAATTATAAATTAATAATAGGGTTATGGATAATCCTCTCAGCATCTCTTATTTATTGGGGTATAAATATGCATGGGGATAATAATCCTGTGAGTGATTGTCACTTAGCTGAGATACAATGGCATTACGAGAAACCCATGTGTACTGAATGTAAACTATATTGTGAGGTAAAGAAGTGAACGAAGACGATGAATTGAAAAAATATGATGGGAAATGGGATTTAATAAGTATGGTTACATCCCTTGAGCTGATACTACTTATCATAGCAACCCTTGTATTGTTCGGAGTTTTGTTTTCTATTATTTCATTGATTCATTAACAAAAAGCATTTAAATTATAGGTATGGATATGATAACAGGACAGAAGTCAAACTATTGGATTCTTGGGTATCCAAGGGATATTAAATATGAAACTGAGAGAAAAAGGAAAAAAGGGGAGCATGAAAAGGAGTATAATACTCTGTATAAATGCACTAAGTGTAAAAAAGTGTGGGAGCAGTTTGTTGCCTATAAAGGAAAGAAATTGATAACTTACAGTCATATGCCATCTTATGGGTTAAATAGAAAAGACTGTAAAAAATGTAAAGGAGTTAGTAATGGGTAGAGCAATTGATATGGAAAATGATATACAAAAAATTAATGCAAAGATTGATAGGATTGAGCCAGCACTTGAAAAAGTAATTAACTGGATTGAAGAACAGGAGAATAAGGATGATAGTCCGAAGCAACGTAAAAGTACAACAGTTAAAAAATCACCCAAAGCAACAAAGGCAGTGCCAGATGTGCAAGAAGGTGGCGAATAGTAAACCATATGAACTTACACTTGTTTCTTTTACAGGATTAGAGGATACAGTCTTATCTGTATGTAAAAAGTGTGCTTATAAGGAAACATATGGGACAAAGGGAATGGTAAAGGCTATGAGGGAGAATGAAATTGAAAAAGAAAGCAACTAAAAAAGATATTGAAGTGGTAGTATCAAATCTTATAAGGCATCTACAAGTGATAGAACAAAAAGCAGATGCCCTTGATAACATATTTGGTACATATATTAAATACAAGAAAGATGAAAAAGGCTTTCAAAAATATGTCAAAAAACAGATTGACTTAGCATCTGATGACAGGGATAAGTAAGGAATTAGGCTTTGTATATTTCACTTCAACAGGTGATGTATACGCAAAACGGAGTGATGCTGAAAAGCATCAAGCAGAGATTAATTATACTAAAGAATCAAGAGAAATGATAGAAAGGAGGCTTCTTGTGAATGCAGAAAAAATACTAGAAATACTGGATGAGCATGGATGGGGTATTTATTATAAAACAAACCCAATTCATGTTCTTGGTGTACAAGGAGGCGAGCCACCTATCTTCTCTGTCAATGCTGTGAGCGATGATACATTATTGAAAGCTCTAACAGACAATGACAAAGGAGATAACGAATGGCATTCAGAGACAGATTCGACTCAATAGAAGAGTTAGATGACTGGCTACTTGGCTTCTATGAAGATAGAATTATTACATTCATGGACGGCATAGGAGAGTTTACAGAACACGGAACGATGATATCCCCGACCCTAATAAAAACTACAATGGAAAGATACATCACATTATTGGAAAACAAATATGTTATTGATAGGAAACTGTCTTGATAAATTAAAAGAATTAGAGGAGGGGTCAGTACAGGCTTGCGTAACCTCACCCCCTTATTGGGGTCTACGTGACTATGATGATGCTGACCAACTTGGACAAGAAGACCACCCTGAGATTTTTGTACAAAACTTAACGAAAATCTTTATGGAGGTGCATCGTGTACTCAAGGATGATGGGACGTTATGGCTCAATATTGGAGATACATATTTTGGTGCAAAGGGTGGTCATTTTGATGGGGCAAATTCGCTCACAAATGATGATACGGGGGGGAAGTATCGGGAGAGTAGAAAAGCTCCCCCTAAGCACCCATATTTGAAGACTAAAGACCTATCGGGAGTCCCTTGGAAACTTGCATTATCCCTTCAACGAAAAGGGTGGTATATACGGCAAGATATTATATGGCATAAACCTAATCCTATGCCCGAAGCTGTCAACGATAGATGTGCCAAATCTCATGAGCATATCTTCTTACTCACAAAGAATCCAAAGTATTATTTTGATGCTGAAGCAATAGCTGAACCTACAAGACGAAGGACTGATGTATGGTCAATCAATACAGCCTCTTGCAAGGAAGCTCATTTTGCAGTATTCCCAACAAAGATTCCTGAGATGTGTATCAAGGCAGGTACAAAAGAAGGTGATGTGGTACTTGACCCTTTCATGGGTAGTGGCACAACTGCCTACGTAGCTCAACGATTAGGACGTAAATGGGTTGGGGTGGAACTGAACCCCAAGTATGCACAAATAATTAAAAACAAGGTAGCACAGAGGGAGTTATTTTAGATTGAGACATCAGAAATATAAATATAACTCTCAAGATAAGTTTAGGAAAAGAAAAAAAAGAATTTGGCTAAAGGCAAAGTATGATGAAATTAAAATGAGTAATTTTTGCCAAAGATGTAGGTGGGAAGACTATAGATATCCTTATGTTTTAGACTTCGACCATCAGCATAATAAAGAAAAATGTGTTTCTAATATGCTTTCAAGCGTAATGAATTGGGATAAGATATTTGAAGAAATAAAAAAGTGTCGAATACTGTGTTCAAATTGCCATAGAATAAAAACAAAAGAAGATAGGGATAATAATATAACACTTGAAGTAATAGAGAGTAATCAAACGGAGTTATTTTGAGCAGAAGAACAAAAATATACAAGAATAAGCTGAAACGTGAAAAAAGAAAAGCAATGGAAATGCTTAAGGACAGGCTTAGTGGTAAAGCAGGAAGAATTGAAAGATTAAAGAATAAAATACAGAGGACTCCTTATCTTGAAGAATGGTCAGAAAAGAAGATGAAAGAGTCGAGGGAACGGAGACATAAGCCAACAATTAAATGTAATGTTGGTTTTGAATATAAAAAGGAGAAAAGATAAATGTTTATACAAATAGACGATAAATATGCATTAGCATCAGATAATAGTTGTTGGATGATACAGCTAAAGAGAAAGCCTCATCCAGGCTGCCTATCAGGATGGGAATCTTTTGCATATCATAATACCTTTAAAAGTGCCATAGAAAGCTTGGCAAGAAGGAAGATAAGGCTATCAGATGCACAGAATCTTGAAGATGCAATAAAAGATGCACAAAAGGTAGGTGAAGAATTATCGGCAATATTCGATAAAAGCTTTGAGAAATAATGGACATAGCAAATGGTCATAATGATATGACAGAAGAACAATTGGATGATATTGTGAATCATCCAAAGCACTATACATCAGGGGCGATTGAATGTATTGATTACATCAATGCCTGTGAATTTGATTATCTTGAGGGTAACATCGTAAAGTATATCACAAGATATAAACATAAAAACGGAGTCGTAGATTTACGTAAAGCAGAGTTTTACTTGCGTATATTAATTGAAAGGGAGCTGAATGGAATCGGAGATGAGACTTGAGAATATTGTTCTTGGTCAGGCAATAAACACCCCAGAAGATTTTGATGAACTTACACAATACGTCCCCAATGGGGATGTTTTTGTTCAAGGGAGAGCAAGACGTTTATGGGAAAAGATTGGAGGGATGCTCAGAGATGATAAGCCAATGAGCCTTATCACAATAATAGCAACATTAACCCCATACGATGAAGATAAAGGGGTAACTGCCTCATACATAGTTGATGCAACTACAGCAGCTTCTTGCTCAACAGGAGTAAAGGATATGACTCATGCAAAGCTTATGTATGAGAAGTATCTGTTAAGAAAAGTTATGACAGAAGCGCAGAGGATTGAAGCTCTTGCAAGGAATAATTCAGGGAAGGTTTATGAGGCAATTGAAGATGCACATAAGCACCTTGGACAAATATTAGAATTAAAGCCTGATGAGAACTTTTCTATTGATAAAGAACTACTATCAGCCATAAGTTCTATCACTGACAAAGAGTCACTTTTGATTAAGACAGGATATGAAAGCATTGATGCTTTTGCTGGTGGATTAACAAAAGGAGAAATTACAATTATTGGGGGTCGCCCAGGTCATGGTAAGACCACCTTTATGATTAACTTGCTATCACGAATGATTCACTCTGGACTCCGTATAGCCTTCTTTAGTAGGGAATTACCAAATAGCGAACTACTGAAGAAACTCCTCACCCTTGAATCAGGTAAGTTATCATATGGGATGGTTCGGAAAGGAATTTTTGAACAAAGCGACCTCCAAGAACTTGAATACATAAAAGAGAAAATGACGGATTGGTATGCAAAGGAAAGGTTCGTCATGTTTGACCATATACGAGATTTCTCAAATACGGCAGGGGAGATACGGAAATTCAAACCTGATGTGGTTTTCGATGACTATCTCCAACTCATACAACCTCATGGTATATTTGACCAACGAAGATTACAATTGGAACAACTTGTAAATGATTATAAGTGGGTAGCTAAAGAGAATAAATGTGCTGTGGTACTCGCATCCCAACTCAATAGGGCAATTGAAACAAGAGCTGACCCTATACCTCAGTTATCAGACTTGGCAGAGAGTGGAGCTATTGAACAAGTAGCAGAGAATGTATTCTTTGTTTACTATCCACATAAGGTAAAGCCTGATAAAGCTCAAGATAATATAATTGAAGTACGTGCAGCAAAGGTTCGCTATGGAGAGACAGGACGATGTGAGCTTGGCTTTGATGGTGATAGAGCAAAGATGTACGGAACATTAGAGGAGTTAGTAGATGAAAAACGAAACAAAAAGAGAGTTAAGAAAACAAGGGCAGTCAAAGAAGAAGTCGATGACCTCAACCTCCCCTTCTAGAATTATTGGTGTAGACCCAGGGAAAAATGGTGGACTTGTTGTAATATCAGATGAAGGAATAAGAGCATATAAATGTCCTGAAACTCCTGATGAAATGGCAACATTATTTGGGGTAGCCTTGAATGGAGATGCTCCAATTGACACTTACTTTGTTATTGAGAAAGTCTGGGCAAGACCAGGAAATGCATCAAGAGCAGCTTTCACTTATGGTGTAAACTTTGGGCTATGGCTTGGTATTGCAGCATCTTATGAGGTTGATGTGAACTATGTACTTCCTCAGAAATGGATGGCTCATGTTGGATGTCCAAAAGGAATGAAGGTTACACAGAGAAAGAATTGGTTGAAGGATAAGGCAAAGGAATTATATCCTTCTTTAAAGAAAGTAACATTGGCTACGGCTGATGCAATATTGATTGCGAAATATGGAAAAGATGTTACGAGAAATAGTTAAGCACTTTGGTGTTTGCGAAATTGAAAAGAATGGAGTATGGATGCCACTAAATAATGACTATATAAACAAGAATTTTGACGTTAAAACGCCAAATAAAATAAAATTCGAGAAAGACCTTGACTTTGGTAAAATGGGTGAATTTTGGGTCGATAATTTATTGAGTAATGGGACGATTGAAGTTAAGACAGAAAGAGATATTTGGTTTTCTACAGGAAACATTGCAATTGAGATACGTGGAAGAGATGGAAGAAAATCAGGAATCTCTACAACTGAAGCAACAACATGGATTCATTTACTCTCTATTAATGGCTCTATTAAGGGAGGATTTATATTTAAAGTATCTGACCTAAAGGAACGTATCAAAGTTCTTCATGAAAATGGAGATGCTAGGATGGTAATGGGTGGAGATGACAATGCAAGTCAGATGGTATTGCTACCAATAGATAAATTATTTAAAGATTAACGAGTAACAACATCATTAGAATATTTTTTTCTATACTTGTCTTTCATCACAGCCCTCCAGAACTTTCTATATAAATAATAATATTCTTTTTCAAGTCGTAATGCTTCCTTACGTTTGGCTGGAGACTTTTTATTAAGATACTCAAGAAATTCAGTTCGTTTTGAATATAGTCTTCCGTTAATCTCAGCAGTAAAATTTATTGGGGAATATGATTTGAGAGATGACTTGATTTGAGCAATTGCTTTCTTTCTTCTTACTCTTGGGTCTCTAACCTTTTGTGATGCAAGGTCATCATCAATATAATTCATTGCCTGCCAAAATTTTCTTGCCCATTGTTCTTCATTAGCCTTCCAAAAAGAATCCTTTATATCTCTATAATATGGATTTCTTCTTTCTCCTAAGACAACGCCTGGAACTTTATAATTATTTGATAGTTTAAATTCTATCGCATCTTTACGTAAGTTTCCATGAGTAATAAAGTTTTCAGGATTATCGAATCTCTTAGTCAACCGAAAAATTTGAGATGCTACTGGTGTAGTATTCTTTGCAAGGTCATATCCTACCTGTTTAAATGTTTTTGAACCACCAAATAAAGGTAAAGACCCAGCAGCCTCTCTTAATGCATTAGCATTTCTCCATATTACTGGTTCTGCCATTCCAGAAACAAGATTTGCATCTCCAGGAGCTATATATTTATTAAAATCTGCTCTTCCTCCTTCAAGCCAAGGATAAATTGGTGAGGTATGAGGATTAATAAATTCTCCATACATACCAAAGAACTCAGACCTCCATAAACGTGGAAGTATTTTATTCCACATGGATTCACCATCTTCCCATGGGACATCATAGCCAAAGGCAAAATCATACATTTCATATAATGCCATCCCACTTAATCCGTGTGCAAAAATTGCCCTTACAATTGGAGCAATATTGCCAGTTTCTTTGATTGGTTTAAGAAAATTCCTATATATATCGCCAGTTGTTGACCATGCCATACGATGGAATAATGTAAAGGGTTTTGCAAGTGGGCTTGACATCCATTGTGGCAATAATGATGATGATGTAGACCCTTGAGATGATGCATGTGAATAATGATAAACTTTATTTTGAATCCAATCACGCATCTCTTGATTTTTTGCTGAATTTATGTCCTTCCATCCCTTTTCACCTTTATTTTTTGTAAGGAAGTCAACCTCCTCTTTGCTAAGTCTCCATATGCTTTTGAATGCTCGAAGAATTTCTTTTTCACTTGCAAATGTTTTTCTCCACAGTCCTCCTGATGCTTGATTATGGTATGCTCCAAGAAGATTCTCAAAATACATTCCACCAGCATATGCAGATGCTACTCGATTTATACCCTCTGATGTTGTCATAAAATTATATTGGAATATTTTATCCATAGTCAAATACTTACCTACAAATGGAATCTTTTCAAATGCAGCTTCTTGAGTTTCAAGTAATAACTTTTTAGAGCCATATTCTTTAACCCAACCCAAATCTCTTTTCTCAAGGTCAGCCCATTTTATCTCAAATCCAGCTCTTTTTGCAAGCTTTGAATCATTAGTAAGAAACCTTGTCAATGCGACAGTTGTATTTAATACTCCAAATGTTGCCATTGCTCTTGGTATACCAATTGCAAGATTCTTAAGTCCTGATGTTGGAGATGATAGCCCAAGTGCAGCAGATGTTGATGCAATAACACCAAGTCCTCTATGAGTATCTCTGTTGACACGATTATTTAAGTCTGAAGTAAGTCCAAGTGTATGCCTAATTCCAAGAGCTATATAATCAATCCATTCTCTGTTTTGCATCCCCCCTTTGCCTTCTTGAAGAATATCAAGAACATTCTTTTTCATTTTTCCTTGCCCGAATTTAGAGCCAAGGTCAGTAAACTCTGGAAAATATCTTAAAGCAGCAAGGTATTTTGACATACCAACACCATAATGTTCAATAGTTCCTGAAAATGTTTCGTCATATGCTTTGATGGTTTTGAATTTTCCAGGCTTAACTTCAACTTCAACAAATCGTGGGAGTTTCATTTTTCTTGCATATAAAAAGTCTGACTTAAGTTTTGTTCCTGATTGAAAGAAATAACTATATATGTCTTCACCTACTAAGCGTCTTGTTTCAGGGTCATTTTTTGTAAGGTCGGATATTTCTTTTATCTTTTGCTTTTTGCGAGACTCGAAATCAATTTCTCCCTTGCCCTTCTTCAACTTATTCCCTGCCTTAATACCTTCTCTTCTTGCATAGTCATTAATATTATCTTTAACTAATTTCTCGTACCATTCTTGACTGTCAAGGTTTTGGAAAGCTTTTCTTAATTCAATGCTTATGGTTCGTGTATAATAATTCTTAACAAACTTCTTTGACATCATGTCTTCAAGTTGCTCTTTCTTAAACTTCGGAGCAAATTTTGATACCTCTTCAAAAACACTATGCCAATAATGGGAAAGGAGACCGATTGTTGGGTCTTTGTCAGTAATTCTTTTAACAGCTTTATTTAGTGGTGAATCTTTTGTATCAAGAAGTTTTATAAAATCTCTTTCACGAGGAGTAAGTTCTTTAAGGTCTCCTCTCATTTCTTTATCAAACAATCTCCACATATCCATATCATCAGCCTTCTTGAATCCTGCCTTCTTCAATTCAGCTTTTAAGAATTTCACTGTTTCTGTAGTTCTTTTTTTATTATATGAATTAAGTACGTCAAATCCTACAAATGTTTGTGCTATCTTATGAAGAACTTTACTTTTTGTTGAGCCAAGTAAATCAATAAGACTTACTCCATTTTGTTTCCACCATCCAAGATTACCAAGAGTTTTATTCTCAGTTTGGAATATTCTATCAGTCATTGTTTCAATTTCAAAAGGTTTCCCTCTCATAGATGATATATAGCTTATAAGCTTGTCATATGTTTGCTTGGCAAGATTCAAGTCCATTGCTTCAAGGGTTTCAAGCTTACCATCCTTTACTCCAAGAGCTTTCAATATCTCTGCTACATCATTCATACCAATCTCTTGCGTTTGGTCAAGTATTCTTTCAAGATTTCTTCTTTTTGCACCAAGACCACGCTTAATGGATGAATAGTTTTGTGGATTTTCAAGCATATTGATATATTCAATCATATTATCTCTATTCTTTGATAACTCTGATATACTTGAGGACTCTTCTCCAAATAATTCTTTAGTATCCTGTCTCATCTTTTCTCTATAAGCTTTATTACCAAGAATCTTTTTACTTACACCTGCACCATCTTGAACGGAAAATCCAACTTTTTGAAGGTCTCTTGTAGTAAAGTTAGTTCCATCAGGCTTAACGCCAGTAAATGTTTCAGCTTTACCTGAACGAAGTTGTTGTTTAACTTGATTATATGTATTAATCCATCGTTCATGGTGCTTTACTGTCCCAATATCAGAATCCTTTGATAGCTCTATTTTACCATCTTCAGTTTTAACAAATTCAATCATTTTTTCATGACTAATTATCATATCATCAACAAGTTTAAGAGCTGAGTCCTTTAACCATCTTTGCCCACTTAATGCTCCAATAACTACATCTTTAGCCTTTGCATAAGCTCTTTGTGCTTTAGCTCCACCAAACCATTTGCTACTTAATTTTTTATCTTTAGCAGTCTTTTCATGAATCTTCTTTGCTTCTTCCATCCTTTCAATTAAAGCTTCTCTTTTACTTTGTGGTGGCTGAGGAGAGAGTTTCTTTTTAGGTTTAACTTTCTTTTTAGGCTTGAATGCTGCTTCAAAGCTTTTTTCTAAATTACTATAATCAATCTTACTTAAATCAATACCCCAATTATGTATGCCTAATTGCTGTTGTAC